CCGGCGGGAACTGCCGCCTGTTCTCGGCCATGCGCCTGCGGAACGCTTGGACCAAGGGGGCGCCAACGGCCACCGGCAGAGCCGCCGGGGTGACGACGCTCGCGATCGCCCCGGCACTTCCCAGGCCGCGCAACGCCGCCCCGAGCGGGTCGCCCTGCTCCATCGACTGCTTGGCCGACACCAGTTCTCCGGCACCCTGAGCAAGAGCCAGGGGGGGCACGACGTACCGTTGAGCCGCCGCCAGCACCGGCTTGACCGCGTTCAAGCCCGTCTGAGCCGCGCGGGAGAACATCTGCGTCACCTGCTCCAGCCCGCTGGGTTTCGGAGGCGTCGTCGGCACCGGCAGCCTGGGGGGGAGGGCCTGCAGCGGCGGAGTCGGCTGCCCAGGCGGCGCGGCCGGGGCCACGAAGGACTGCCGCGGGCCCTGGCCTACGCTCGGCGCCGGGGTCATGATGCCGCCGAAGCGCGGGTTCTCCACGAAGTTGTCGCTCGGGAACCGCTGCTGAATGGTAGTCAGAGCCTCCTGCCGCTTGTTCAGCAGGTCCCACACCTCCCCCTCGGCCTTGCCCGTGCCCAGCGCCCGGCCGGCTTCGATCTCCGGCAGTCCGAAGACCCGGCCGTAGTTGAAGGTCGCACTGCCCGGCCCGGTGGCCGTCGGGTAGGTTCCAGGCGTTCCGAGTTGCACCGGCGCGCGCGGCGGAGCCCCAGTCGGCCCCATCGGCGCAGCACCGGGCGCACTAGGAGCCCCAGGAACGCCCGCAGGAGCCCCCCTAGGCGCCGCGCTGGGGGCAGGTGAGGCCCCAGGCGCCCCGGCGGCAATTCCCTGCCCCAGAGCCTGCCCTGCAGCTTGGACGCCCCCCTTGACCGCGCCAACCGCACCACGGCCGATGCTCAGCCCAGCACCAGCCCCCAGGCCCACAAGCTCGGCCAGCCGGCGCTCGTCGGCGTTTTTCGTTTCCTGCGGCTGCTCCGTCAGTTCGACCCGCGGCGGCAACTCGTACCCGCTCGGCTGTTCTGCGGCCGGTTCTGCACTGGGCTCAGCCCGGGGCGTGAACGCACCGAACGAGTGCAGCGACCGCAGGTACTGCTCGGTCTCCTGCGGGAGATCACCCCCGCGGTCGAACGCTTGGAGCGTGCCCGGGCCGGCGTTGTAGTACACCACCGCCAGACGCGGGTCGCCCGTCTCCGTCAGGGCCTTCTTCAGGTAGCGCAGGCCGGCGTCGATGTTGACGTTGGGGTCGCGCAAGTCCTCGGGGTTGACCCCCACGTCGCGCGCGGCGATCGGCCGCACCTGCATGATGCCGATGGCGCCCTTGCCTGAATCCTTCGACTGCGGGTTGAGCCGGCTCTCTTGGTAGGCGATGGCCACCGCCAGATCCGGCGGGATGCCCATCTGCCGGGCGCGCTCGCGGATCACCTCGGCGAACTGCCGCTGCTCATCCGTCAGTTGCGACATGAAGGACAGGTCTGCCATGGTCACCTCGTCGGAACGATAGGTTCAAGCCGGCGCAGCGCATTCGAGAACGGCGCGCCGCCGGGCATGGGCAGCGACTCGTCTCGACGCACCCGACCCGTTGCCGGGCTAAGTTGAGGCATGGCGGACGAAGTCGCCGGCACGGGCGTGGCCACCGCCGGACGCGCAGGGGGCGTCGCGGCAGGAGCGCCGGCAGCGGGGCGCGGCGGCTCGGCGCGGAACTCGCGGCGCAGCACTTGGTCGTACTCGTCCACCATCTTCTGGTACTCGTCCGATCGCCGGAACTGCAGGTAGGTGAGCTTCGGGTTCGCCCGGCTCATCTCGTTCCACTTCTGCACTTCCTTCAGGTCGAACTGAGCACGCAGCGACAGCAGCCGAACCTTGTCCTGCAGAACCTGGGCGGTGTCCTTCTCGCTGCCGATCAGGTTGGGGATCATCGCCTGCTCCATGTTGGAGATGGCGCCCTGGCCCTGACCACCCAGGTACTTGCGGCGGAACAGGAGTTCAAGTTCTGCCTTGTTGCCGGCGAACCGCATCAGCGCATCAAGGGCGTCTTGAGTCATGCCCGGCATGGCCTGAGTCACGGCCCGGCGGAATCCGGCCATGTTCACCCGCGTGGTGCCAAGAGACAGCCCTTCATCGACCAGCGTAGCGAACGCCGCCGCCAGATTCGGCCGCTCGAACACGCCGAACACCTGCGGGAACATCGAGGCGTCGCGCATGATCCTCTCGGACGCCGCTCGGATCTGCATCGCCGTGTCGCGCACCTGCGGGACACCTGCCTCCAGCTTGGCCGACTCGGTCGCGAGCACTTTCTCTCGCTCCGTGGCGCCGGTCTTTTCGATGTCGGCCTCGGTCACGCTCCGCGGCGGCGCCCCGCCAGCGCCGCGCATCCCCTGCAGGACTTGACTAGCCACGGATCTGTACTGATCCCCGCCCTGGGCCTGCGCCATGTCCAAGCGAGCCGCATCGACCGGCGACACCTCGTACGTCTGGTCGAAGATCCGGCGCTGCACCGGCGCACCCCCAGGCCGCGCGAAGAACATGCCCGTGGCGCGGTTGAACACGCCGCCCTCGGTGACCACCTCGGAGCCCTTGACCAACTCCTGCCACTTTTGCATGGCCTGCCCAGGCGTCACCGACGGGTCGAGCATCTGCGTTCGCATGAACTGCTCGCGCGTCGGGAACGACGGGTCTCCCGGGGCGATCTGCACTCCCTGCGCCAGCCTGCCCGCGCCGGCCTGGGCCACGCCCTGAGCCACCGCAGCAGCGCCCGCCGGGCCCGGAGCACCGCCAGGAACGGCCATAGGCGCCCCTGCAGGCGCCTCTTCTGCGGCAGGAGCACCCATACCACCCAATTGCTGAAACGCGCGCTCACGGGCCTTCTGGCGCTCCAAATCCAAGCCCCTGCCGGCCAGAGTCAACTGAGCCTCGGCCAGCTTGCGGTCAAGGTCGGCCTCGCGCTCTTGAGACTGACGGACGGCGCCAGCGACGTGCCCCAGGCTCTCACCGAAGGTCGGCGCCGGCTTCAAGAAGCCCTCGGCCATTGCCAGCAGAGTCGGATCGAACATCCTGTTCTTGCGTGCGTCAAGGGTCGCCAGCATCCGATCAAGCGCCTGCTGATACTCGCGATTGGCAGCAACAGTCCCAGGGTCTTGACCGGGGAGAAATGCAACACCTTTGGGCTCGGCCATGTCATTCCTCCTCGCTGCCCGTAATTGGGACCATCTTGCCGCTGGAGTCGTAATAAGACCCGGTGCTGCTGTCGTAGTACACGTCGATGCCGGACGCATTTTTGCCGGCATACTCAGTTTGATCTACAACAAAATCGCCGCCGATTGTCATATTGCCAGAAGACACGCCCCTGATGTAGTCCATGAACCTACTGCCGGCGCCAAGAATCCTATCAAGGCCCGCGCCGCCAGCAGCACTACCGATCAACGACAAAATGCCCATCACATTGGACAGATCCGATTGCTCGTAGTAATCCCTTGACAACGGGCCGGTTCGAGTTTCCCCCTGAGTCATCGGCAGTTGAAGGCCCCGCATCAGGCCAGACACCTGCTGTGCGGTCTTCAGTGGGTAGTCCAGCTTCGCCTGCTCGTACGCCTGCTTCTCGGCTCCGGCCTTGGTCAGCGCCCCTGCCTCGGTCAAGCCCAGCTCTTGAGCCGTCTTGCCCAACTCCATCTGCGTCCGGGCCGCTTGGTTCTGGATGCCGAGCTCGTCCAGCGCCGCACGTACTGCCTCGCCATACCCCTTCGACAAGGCCCCGTACTGCTGACCCGTCAGATTGGCCTGGATGTCCGCCAGAGATTGCCCCAGGGCCCCGGCGTACCGCGAACTGCCCAGGTCTCCGCGGCCAACGAACCCAGCCTTCAGCGAAGGAAGCACGTTCCTCTGGATGTTCTGCTGCGCCAGACGACTCATCTCATCGACGACGTTCGTCCGGTAGGGGTCCATCAGCGCGGTGATTCGCGCCGTGTCCAACCCTGCAGCAGCTTCGCCGGCAGTGCTCTTCGCGTCCTTCAAGTAGTCCGCATAGGACCCGGCTCGGTTCTCCACCATGCCGTAGCCCAGCGTCTGCAGCGGGTCATACCCGGCAATGCCTTGAGCGGCGGTGCGTTCTAGGGCCGTCTCGCCGGTCTTGGCAAGGTCCTTCAGGTAGTCGGTGTAGTAGTCCGGCGCGGTGTCCGTCTTCGTCGTGGTGACGGTGACGTTCGGCAGCGGGTCACCTTGTGTGATGCTCATCGATCTCTCCTGCGCTTGATGTACTCCAGCGGCGGCTTGGCAGGCGGGGGAAGATCCTTCGGGCCCGTCGATCGATGATGCCGCCGGATGTTGTGCATCATCTCGTACAGTTTATCGGACCCCGCCTTCGTTGACCCGTTGCCCAACGCCGCAACAACATCGGCCGGAATCACGAATTCACCATCGGCCAGCATCGCTGGGATGTCGTCCGACTGCCCATCTCCGATCCCGGTGACCGCGTCACCCTGTCGATAGTCCACGCGGTGCTTGCCAGAGTGCTCCAACACCCGCAAGGCACCGTGGGCGTTGTCGCCATACCGAGTCCCGCCCTGCGCCATCAAGGGCACCAGCCCGCCAGACCGGAAGTTGAACAGGCCCGTGTACTCGTCTTCGGGCTTGTACGCCTCCAGCGGGTTGGGCGCTTGGGGGGAATACGCGAAGGTGCCTTCGAAGAAGTCCTCTGCCCTCATAGGCTTTGACTCCTCGGGCTTTTCCTGCGGCCGCGTCGGGAGGAAGTCGCCCTTCATGGCTCCTTGGAGAAATCCCGACAGGGGGCCCAAGAACTCCTTCGGGGCCTCGCCGCCAACGATGAACGGAGCGAGGAAGGTGGCCTTGTAGGGATCGGTCTTCACTGCGGTCTCGCCGCCAAATGGCTGCGGGGCTGCAGTAGGAGTGACAGCACGAGGCCGAGGAGAAACCGGGGCCGGCGCAGGTGCGGGAGCGGGAGCAGGTGCGGGAGCTGGGGCGGCAATGATGTTGCCGCCTTGGTCAACGATGTCCCCCGTGGACGTCACAACGCCTTCCATGCCTTGCCCGGGCGAAATCTCCCCCGGCTTACCAGTCAGGTTCTCCAGCAGATCAAACGTGGATGCCCCGTAGTCGCCCTCCGTGGTCTCTGTCCGCGCCTGCTCATACGGAGACGTGGCCGTCAGATACGGCTCTTGATCAGCATCCGCTGTCTGCTCCTCACGGGCTATCTGATCACTCAGGTCAAAGGTGGACACGTAGTCCTGAACTGGGTCCCTATCCAGTTCTTCGCGCGCCACCTGATCGCTCAGGTCGAACGAAGACACATAGTCACCCTGACTCCTATCAGGCAAGCCGCTATCTGCGGCAGAGGATGAGCGGTCAACCACGAAACCATCCTGTGGCAGGCGCGAAGCCTCCACCACAATGGTTTCTGGAATGACGGGGTTCAACTCTCCGGCGCTGCTGATGATGTCGCCTCGGTCAGTGACCGCGTAGTCTTCCTCCAATGGATAGACCACATTCATCGGGTTGCCGGCGTCATCGATCACCGTGCCAGACCCCATGATGGGATTGCCGTCACGGTCAACTACAACACCTCGGTCAACAACAACATAGTCCGTCTCAAGGTTGCCGTCCTCTTCTTCAAGGCGCTGCCTCTCCAATTCTCTGACTGCGGCATCCTGACCTTGACGCTCAAATTCTTGCCGGCGCGATTCAATCTCTTCCGCCTCTCGTTGACGCGCCGCCTCTTCATCGGCAAGTCGTTGAGCCTGCTCTGCCTTCAGCGCCGTCTCTTGAGCCTCCTGCTCTACCAGACGGGCGTACTCGCGCTCGGCCTCTTGGCGCTGGAACTCCTGCTGCTGAACCAGTTCTTGCTGGCGCGCCGCCTCTTCATCAGCTTGGCGCTGCGCCTCTTGCGCTTCGCGCGCGGCCGCTTCGTCCGCAACGCGCTGTGCTTCGCGCACGGCGGCCTCGCGCGCTTCCTGCTCCGCCAAGCGCTCTTGCTCCCGCTCTTCCTCTTGGCGCTGGAACTCACGCTCCTGCTCTGCCCGTACCGCCGCCTCTTGCGCCTCTATCTCGGCCAGACGCTCGTACTCACGATCAGCCTCTGCGCGCTGGCGCTCTTGCTCGGCAAGCGTGCGATCAATCTCCTCAAACACCGATTGACCGTAGTCGCCCGAAGTGTCAACCGCGGTCGCTCCAGTTGCGTCTCCTGACGTCAGGCCAGCGATCGTGTCCCTGAAGTCTGCGCCAAATACGTCACCACCAGCACCCACGGCGTCAGCGTCCGCCTGCGCCTGAACCTTGCTCGGCAACACATCCAGCGCCCTGCTGGGGTCACTGTAGGCCCGCTCGATCTGGCGGTCGGTCTCCACTTGTCGCACAAGGTCAGACGCTGCAGTCAGCGCACCGATAGGGTCAACCTTGCCCGTCGTCGCGATGTCCAGCGCGCCCCGCACTACGCTCTGCGGCAGGCCAAGGGTCTCACTGGCGGCGCCGATCGCAGAACCCGTCAGGCTACCGACGACAGCATCTCCGAAGTCCTTCTTGCCGCTCAACTCCCCCATGATGCCGCTGGTGATGGCGCGCTCTGCAGCCTTCTCCAACGGCCCCAGGGATTCCGGCACGATGTCACTGACCACGCTGGACACGCCAGCACCGGCCAGGGGCAACGCGCCTGCCCGGGCCACATCACCCACGTCACCGCCGGTGACCGCGGTGAGGCCAGCGTTCACAACGCCCCGGCCTACAGCAGTGGTCACCGCATCAGCCGAAATGCCCAGCGCGCTGCCGATTTGCGCTGCAGTCTCAGCCGGCAAGATCGCCGACCCCAGAGACTTGATTGCCTCACCGCCATACCCGGGCAAGCCGATGACCGTAGTCGCGACGGGAATTACAAACTCCGTAAAGAACGCCTTTACGTCGTCATCATCACCGGTTTTTGTCTGGCCAACAATCTCCCCAGAGGGGAGTTTGAAGCCGTACATGTTGTTGTAGTTGTGGATGTTGCTGCGCTTGGCAACAAAGTCATATCCTTCGGCGCGCTTTTTATCTACAAATTGCGCAAAATCAGGCGAGATGCCGTAAATTTCGCCGCCGCCCTCGCTTGTCTCGTATCCAGTAACGACGTATGGATTTTTGTTGAAGCCCAACTGAGGCGCCACATCAACCCATCGGCGGTAATCCACCGGGCCTTGACTTGGAAAGCCGCTTTCACCAGTTTGAATGTAGTCAGGCACCCACTCCGAATACACCTTGGACGCGGGCTCGTATGCCTTGGTGAACGGCAGAACAGCAGACTCCCACGAGCCAAACGCCTTCTTGCTGAAAGACGGAGATGCCTCTCTGAACCCCTCCAACACCTTCATGGCATAGCCAAGACGCTCTTGGTCTGAAGCCTTGCTGGGGTCTTCTGGAACCGAATCAGCAAGGTCTGTGAAGTCACGAATGACGCGCTGTCCAGAACCCTCGGAGTTAGAAGTGCCCCAGGCATCCAGAACCTTGTCTACAGCTTCCTTGATTTCTGGAGAGACTTTGGATTGCGACGCGGGCGCAGGCGCAGGAGCAGGCGCGGGCGGAGGCGCAGGAGGAGGCGGCGGGGGAGGAGGCGGCGGTGGCGGCGGGGGAGGAGGCGCGGGGCGAGCAAATGAGAATTGACCGTGGCGGTTGTAATTGCCGGCGTAACCCCACGAGCCGCCGCCCTCGTCGCTATGGAAAACGTACACAGACCCATCGTAATCATTGACTTGATAGGCATGGCCGTAGGCGTCGTAGACAGTTCTCATGCGTTCACCTAATCCTGCTCACCGCGTTCACAAGACTCGCCGCCCAGTCCTGCCAATCCCGGAACAGCCCAGGACCAGGGATCGCCTCGTTGGTGAACACGTCGATGGCCTTCAAGCCCTCGCCCCACTTCTTCCAGTCCGTCTGCGCAGTGGGAATCTCCAACTGCTGCGCAGCGTAGAGCTCAACCATGAGGCTGGCCCAGGACTCGAAGGTGTGGAAGCGCGGGTCATAGATGACCATCAGTATCCCCGCACATCACCGATGTCGGCGTTCAACAGCACCTTGCCCACCTGATAGTCGCCCCCCGCCACGTTGCTGCGGAACTTCAGCCTGAGCTCGCGGCGCTGCTCGCGCATGTCGATCTTGTTGGTGTTCTGATCGAAGACGTACGCCCCCGACGTGTCGTCTTGCGACTGAGCATACGGCCGGCCAGTGACGTAGAGCTCCATCTCGCCAGACATGATGAAGTCAGGCTCCACCCGCTCCAGCCGCAGCCAGCGGTTCGTGCCCTCGGCCGCAGGTTGAGAGGGGCCACCAGACACCCAACCCAGGTCGTTGGTCTCGATGTAGCTCTCGATGGCCAGCACCTCGGCGCCGTCGATCGCGTCTCTCCCAACCTCGTGCTGATAGAGCTTGACCAACCCGGGCGGCGTGCTGAACGTCACCGTTGTCGACGCCGACGCGGTTGCATTGGCCGACAGCTCAATCACCTGCGCGTAGATCGCCGTCACCGGCACTGAGAATCCGGCCCCCGTCCCGCCTAAGTCGGAGTTGTCCGCGCTCAAGACGTCCCCTACCTGATAGCTCGCTCCGACCGCCGTGATGGTCACCGCCGTCACAACCCCCCCGGAAACGGTCACAGAAGCCTCTGCATTGAATCCGGAGCCGCCGGTAAGAGGTACACCAGGGTACGTGTTGTCGACGTAGCCTGAGCCGCCTGTGATGGCCCCCAGGGTCTGGATCGCGCTCGACGTGATCGCCACGACCGTCGTGTTCAATGGCAACTGCGTCGCCTCGGCGATCTGATCCACCTGCACCAAGGAGTTGTAGCTTCCCAGCAACAGGAGCGGACTGCCGCTCGTCACGGACGTGGAGATGGACGTCACCTCCTCCTTGACCGTAACGTCCCAGTCCGCCTCAATGGGATAGGCAAAGACCTGGGAGAAGTAGCCCGCCGACCTCCTGGCTCCGATCGCCTGCCCCACGTCGTACCAGCAGTTCTCGCGGACGTTGTAGATCACGGCGTCGTTGCACTCCTCGGAGTTGCCGCGGGGGTAGAACCACCAGATCTCGCCGAACCGGGGCACTTTGGTCGCCCAGACCTTCTGCCGCTGAGAGTAGTTCAGGTTGTCGAAGAACCAGTTCTGGTTCATCGGGTTGGGAATCTCCTTGACAACGCCGTTGTACAGGAGGAACCGATCGACCCCGCACCAGTAGTAGATCCCGTCGTACTCGATCACGCTTGACGACGACATGATCGAGGTCTGCGAGGAGATGATGTCGTACCGCCAAAACGTCGGCGCGGCGAAGTTGGCCGTCCCCGCAACCCCCAGGCTCTGCGGAGCGTAGGACACGCGGATCAGGGAGTCCAGGCTCCAGAACAGGCCCGACGGGCTGTTGGAGCCGCCGCGCACCGGCAGGCCCTTCACGATCTTCCCCGTGGCCGCGTTCGTGGCGTTCGCGTCTGCAGACACCCAGTCTGTCGGATCTCCGGCCGAGCAGTTCTGGATCAGCCCGTCATTGCCGTACACGAACACGTAGGGGTGCAGCACCACCACCCCGCCCGAGACGGAGATGTTGTTGTTGAAGGTCGCCGTCACCGTGCCGGACCCAGTGGCTGCCTGGGACAGCGTCACCGTCGTCCCGACGACAGATACCACCGTCGTGCCGGCAGTGATGTTCGACCCTGTCACCGACTGCCCGGCCCCAATGCGGATGTTCGCCGCGGCCAGCGTCGCAGTGGTCGTGCCGTTCAGCGTCAAGGAATCGGTGAACACCCCGATCTGCGACATCGTCGTGCCGTTGATGCTGCCGATCAGCACCGGCGTATTGGCCGTGCTGTCGATCTGATTCAGGTTCTGCCCCGGGTGAGCCACGAGGGACGCAACACCCCCCGTTGCGTTGTAGAACCCGTCGAACTGCCAGAGGTTGTTCGCATTGGCCGAGAAGTTCGACAGCGTGAAGTTGGAAATGCCCGCGCCCACGCCTAGGTCGTCGATGGTCAGCACCTGCAGGCCAGAGGCGTACCCACTGAAGATGTAGTTGAAACCGTTCGAGGCGTTGACCCAGATGCCCCTGGACGGGCCCTTCAGTTGATCGCTGATGCGCCGGTAGCCCCACATTTTGCGCGGGCGACCACGCTGGAACCGCACCCACCGACCGTCGGTGTAGAACAACCGGTCGAAGACCGTTCCATCCCGCTGGATGCCGGGCTGCGTGTCGAGAGCGAAGACCTTCTGCGTCATCAGAACGTCCCGCCGCTCATCCCACCCGTGGCAGTCATGGTGCCAGTCACAGTCATCCCAGTGGCCTCCAGGAGCATCCTCTGAACCCCGAGGATGGACATGGCCAACTGCCCGGAGCCCGGACGGTACAGACCAGTCGTGGTCTCGGTGGCGAAGTTCAGCGCCGGGGAAGACACGTTGCCATCATCCAGAGACAGAATCGACGCCCCGGCGGCGATGGTCGAGGCGTTGTAGAGGTTTGCCGAGTCGCACAGCAGAATCACCTGCTGTCCGGCCGGAATCACCGCTGACGCACTCCCGGCCACGCCTGTCGTGATCGTGACCGTGTAGCCAGACCCCGTGCCGTCGGTCTGGTTGGTGATGTAGTAGACCGCGATCGTCTGAGGAACCGTCACCGTGACGTTCCCCGTCAGCGTTCCGGTGAACTTCTGGATCGGGTTCGCGGCTTCCGAGGCGCTCAGGGAATAGGCCCCGTTCACCACCGCCTTCGTGTTCTGCGTAAAGTTGAAGTCGGTGTTTCGGCCGATACCCACCGTGAAGAACGCAGTTCCCGAGCAGCAGATGATCGCCGAGTCCGCCGGCTGCAGGGTGATCGTGGCCGCGCTGTTGATCTGGTCACCCCCGGTAGGGGACAGCGTCAGCGTACCCGTCCCGCCATTGCGAAGCAGGACGAACCAGTTGTCACCCAGCGTTCCAGAAGACGCCAGGGTCAGCGTTCCTGCGCCGGCCGTCCAGACGAATGCCTTGGCTCGGTCAGCCGCCACCGCGGTGTAGTTCGACGACAGAGTCGCCACCGGATGCGAGGTGTTCAGCGTCGCGCCGATCACCGTCAAACCGTACCCGTCCAGGCTCGCAGCGTCGGCTGTCGAAGAACCGACACCGAAGGCGATCACGCCCCACGTCCCCGCCGTGGTGGCATTGGTGGTGATGTAGATGTATTTCGCCTCGCTCGCGGCGACAACGATGATCACGTTCCCGTCGTAGTCGGCTACCGTGAAGGAGTTGGCCCCCACGTTGCGGATCAGCGCGTCTTGACCAACAGAGGCCTGATTGGCCGGCGGCATCCTCAGAACAAGCCCCCCGGAGGAGGCCGTCACGTTCATGATCCGCGCGGCGTAGTTGGGGGTGGAGTTGCCATTGATGGGCCACTCCAGAACCGTGTTCGCCGACAGCGTGACGCTGCGGTAGGAAACGTCCGTCGGGACGATGACGTTCCCGGTGAAAGGATTGACGAAACTCATGCGTCCCTCGCGATCGTTTGACGGTCACCGATGCGTGCGACGTCCTCGACCTTCAGCACCTGCATCACCTTGTCGTACTGGGCCTGCCACAACGGAACCCGCTCATCGTTCTTGAGGAACGGCATCGCCTGCAGCAGGGAACCGTAAAGAAGAGCCTGCGGGGCGTACTCGGTGAACCAGTTCGTCTGGTTCGACTCGTCCAGAGGTTGCACCCGCTGGTAGTACAAAACCTCGTAGTTGTACGCCGCGTCAGGAGTCGGGGCGATCAGCCAGTGCGTGTAGTCGTAGTCGCAGTAGTACAGGGGGGAATCCTCCTGCGCCGGGTCCGGCCAGTATTCCCGCAGGTACTCGTATTTCCTCAGGAGCACCGGCCGGCGCTCTCCGTTCACGGTGACGTTGATGGAGACCGTCTTGCGCCAGCGGGCAGGCTTGTCGATCACCGCCTGCCCCTGCACCATCTGGCTCGTGGCCACGGTCAGGTTCCCGAGGAACTTCAACTCCGACGCGATCACCTGCTCGGCCAGCATGATGAAGGTCGGGATCTTGTCCAGCGTGGACGTGTCAGTGCGCTCCAGATAGCTCCGGATGTCGAGCACCAGACTGTCGTAGGTCATCACCACCGCAGGCATCACCACACCTTCTTCTTGATGGATTCAGGCTGCGGGACATACTGCTGTCCGCGCTTCGTGCCCTCGCGCTTCGCCCGGGTGGTGGCCGCGTATTCAGAAGGGGTCAGCTTCTCGCGCGCCGCCTTGGGCAGATACCGCTCGCCGGTCGCCTCCGGCCCCTGGGTGGACGGTTTCCCTGAGCGCGTACCCCAGTCCTCGCGCGTCCACTTCGAGAGGGAATTATCCGCACTCTTCGGGCCCTTGTAACCCCCGCCCGCCTTCTGATACCTCTGCGTCGCAAGTTGGGCTTTCCGCGCCGACCATTGACCTGGAGACCCGCCCTTGCCCGACGCCTTGACGTCGGCGACGATCCGCTTCCACTTCCCCGGGTCGGTCTTGACCGCGCTCACTTCAGCACCCCGTAGGCTTTCTCGCAAGCAGCGCCGGCTGCTCCGCGGGCGTCCGCTACGGCAGCAAGCTCCGCAGCCGCTGCCGCAACCCCTCGGAGCATGTTGGTGAGCACAGTTCCGGGGTCGGCGGCTGCCGCGCCTCGCTCGGCAAAGGTGGGATCTGGGCCGGCTTGGTCACGACTGGGAGAACACTGGGCGGCGAGGACTTTGGCGCGCTGCTGCAGGACGTCAACAGCATCCCGAGCACGAGCAGCATCAGCCACGGCCGCACGAATTCGTTCCTGAGCATTCTTCTGCACCTCCGTCTGATTTTCACGCCACTGGGCCTCAGTCTGCCGAGCCCGCTCCGACTCTTTCAGAACCTCCTGCACCAGCACCTCGCGCTGCGTTGCCCAGGCTGCCTGATCCTTGGCGTGCGCCGCCTTGGCCTCAGAAACGGCCCGTAGAGCCTCCGCACGGTCAAGGTAGAGGTACAGGGCCACCGCCGCCAGAAAAGCGGCTACAAGGCCCGCCAAGGTCATTCCCAGGCGCATCATGATCGACCCTCACACTTGGCTCGTTCATCGGCCCGGCGCTTGGCCAGCCCCTGGCAGCGGTTGGACGGGTCTCTGCAGTCCCTGCCTTGGAAGAAGGTCCACCTCTCGAACTCGGCGCACGCCCCGGCGTAGTCCCCGGCGTTCAGCCGGCGAGCCATGGTCGAGTTGCAGAACGCCCCCGCCCCCACGTTGTAGGCGAAGGACAAGAAGGCGTCGTACTCGTGCTGGTGCAAGGGGACCCTCACGCACTGCTTGAGTGCCCCCTCGAACTTCTGAACGTCCGCCAGGGCCCTTGCCAGAGCCTGGGGCGGGGTGACGATGTCGCCCATCTGCACCGGGCTGCCATCGGGCCGCTTGGTCGTGCCAAAGCCCACCGTGGGAACATCCGTCGGCAACGGTCTCACCGCCCGGTCGGTGTAGCCCTCGTGCAGCGCAATGCCAACCAAGCCCGTCGCGGACAGGCTCAGCGCAGCAACTGCGATGCGGGCTTTCACTCGGCGTCCTCGGCCTTGCGAGCAAAGTGAAGGCGCTGCCACCGATACAGCAAAAAGCCGATCTGCAACACGATGTAGATCAGAGTGGCCCACAGGATCAGTTCGTTCACCTGAATCCCGGCCACCGTTGCCCCAGCCACCGCGACCGGGGGAGACGCCTTCGCGGCTTCCGAGGCAATGTCGGCCTTCTGCTGCATGGTCAAGCTCATGTCACTTCTGCAAGAGAGGTTGGGTCGTAATGGCCCGCAACAGGACGATTCCGACTGCGATGACGCAGCCAACGACGGCCTGCCACATGGGCGACAGCGGCAGGGCAAAGACGAAGCCCTGCAACACGCTGAGGATGGCAACGGCGATGGCGAACCACACCGTGCGGCTCTTCAGAACGCCCATGATCAGTCCGTCAGCCCGGCGGGCTCGGGGGTCTTGAGTTGGGGAGCGGCCTGGGCCTGGATCTCCTGCACGATCTGGAACACCTCACCGTACGGGCGGGTGCCAAGGTAGTTCAGCACCGCGTTGATCAGCGAGAGCTTCAGGGTAACGTCTTGGTCTTGCATGGGAACCTCAAAAGGAGGGGTTGACAGCCGTAAGCCACGGCAGGGGCGGTTGAAGTATAATCTCAGAATGGATTTTTTCGTCTATCTGCACCGCCGAGCCAGCAACGGCAAAGTTTTTTATGTCGGCAAAGGCACTCGGCGCAGACACAAGTCCAAGTGGAACAGATCTCAACACTGGCACAACATAGTTAATAAGCATGGCTACACCATAGAAATTGTGCAAAATGGAATGCAAGAATGGTGGGCATTTGAACTTGAGCGAGAGCTTATTCTCAAATACCAATCAGATGGGCTATGCAACCGGACAGAAGGCGGAGAAGGGAGTTCTGGTTTTAGACTCTCAACAGAGAAAAAGGCGCTGTTGAAAGTATTGCGTCGTGATGAAAAGTGGCGGCAAAACATTAGCCAAAAAGCCAAAGCCCGCTTCCGAAATGAGCAATACATGCTAGCACATATTGCGCGCCTTAAAAAAATAAACGCAAACCCAGAACTCAAAAACAAACGACGACAAGCCACTCTTGCGCAATTTTCTGCCCCCGAGGCAAGGGATCGAGCCAGACAAACTACTATTAAACAGTTCTCGGATCCGCGCGCAAGAGACATTGCACGTATAAACGCGCTAGCCCGATACGATACCCCAGACAAGCGGGCCTCCCATGTGCAAGCCAAGGCATTAAGATGCGTCACTAATGGCATGATTTTTGGAACCACTACTTTAGCCGCAGAATGGGTGGCATCTTGGCGCAACGGCAAGTCAGACAATTCGCAAATTGCCAAAGCCTGCCGTGGTGTCATTCCAGAAGCCTATGGCTTGAAATGGGAGTATCTCACGCCAACCAAGGAAGTTTTGGTTGAATGACCGGCGGATTCTTCTGGTTCTCGATCTGC